CGAGATGCGTTACGCAGGATGGGGCAAGTTGCAAAAGGATAACGTTGGCCGCCGTGATGTATTCGGCGACGTGTGTGAATTCCTGCACCCTGACGAGGAGCAACAGCATGGCACTGACTAAAGCACTGAAGGAGGAATGATGGAATATGACCTTGATACTTGCCCCAAGTGTGTGTTTGAAGAAGAACTTGCTGCAGTAATAGACATCCTCAACCAAACCAGAGATGAACGTGATTTGTTTGCCAGTCAGCGTAACGCATCTAACCGTGAGATTGAAAAATTACACGACGAGTTAGAAACAGTAAGAAAGGACACCATCAGACAAGTGGTGAACTACCTCAAGCTAATGCACGACATGACACCTAACACTCACAACTACTATCTTGTAGCTGCCAATCTTATTGCTGGAGAATTTGGTGAGAACACAGAACCTAAAGCAAGCACTGAATGAAGCACTACTAGCTATACTAGGTAGTGACACGCTAGTTATGATATGGTGGGACTCACCTAACAAAGCATTTGATGGGCGCAGACCTGATGAGGTGCCTCTAGAAGAAGTGCGTCAATATGTTCTTAGTTTTTTGATGAGGTAATCATGCATGAACGCACTACACATTATGAAATACATTAGAGAGCATAGTAAACTGATTAAATATTATAACTCTTGGGGGTGTGGTAGCCACTACATCAAAGTGTACTGCCACAATATAGATTGGAGTAAATGATGAAACTGTACAATGTTCTTAGGAACAGTTGGGTGAGGCCAATTGAGGATGCAATTGCACCACCGGATGCTCGCCCTGTTGAGAAAGGTGAGTGGGTGTTGTTTCACCACATTGATGGAATGTATTCCTACTGCCATGACAAAGATGGAAATGTTGTACACCTACCTGCATGGCAGGAAGTGGAGGTGAAAGATGATTGAACGACCCATCATCTATTGTGAGGTTGTTGGACACAGGCGCTTCTTGGAGGTGTGCACCAACTTCTGTGACAGACGTAAGGCAGAAGGCCCACTGAATGAAATGTATTCAGATTGTAGTGTTGCCATTAGTAAATATAGGTGTCCTGTAGTTGTTCAACTCTATCCCAAACAGCGAGGAAAACATGCACAACATGTTGTCGAAGCACGAGATGCAAACCATTGTGTCCGACCTGCCGATGGAGGTGGGGAAACAACACAAGCTAAATCACGACGAGTGTCCAGCGGGAAGCGACCACAAGCACAGGCTGTACGTAAAAAACAACGGTGATGGGTGGTTGTTCTATTGTCACCATTGTGGGAGTACGGGGTTCTTAAGAACACCCGACTACATTAGAAGAGCAGATGAGTTGCACACTACAAAGGAATGGTTTGAACCAGCTGTTGCTGTCACAGACGCCGGTGCAGAAGGAGTGTGGTTGAACGGGTATAGGGATATGGTGGACTGGCCCATTGAAGCCCGCATCTGGTGGATGGGGTATGAGTTGGAACAAGAAGATGCCTACACATATGGGGTTAGATGGAGTGCTGAAACAGGTAGGCTAATGTTACGTGCTTCCACTTCCAACTACCAAGGGAGGGGGTTTAACAGGAAGCCCAAATATTTAACATGGATGTCCCATCCAGATCAAATTAGCAAACAAGTGCAGCTTGACAAGCGTAATAAGCGTGTTATACTTGTGGAAGACCTTGTGTCCAGCTATAAATTGCACAAGGCAGGGTGTGATGTGGTGTGTCTAATGGGTACTAAAATTAGGGAAGACCACATTGTGTATGTGTTTAACAACTACAGTGAGGCACTAATATGGCTTGATGATGATGAAGCAGGGAAGGTTGGAGCATTTGAAGTTGATAGGCAGCTACACTCGCTAATGCGTTGTGACGTGATGGTGAACCAGCAGCCTAAAGAACTACCATTGTCCTACTTGAAAGGAATTGCAGATGTATGATGTTGTCCTCATTAAAAAACTACTAGACAAGAGTTTGTATACTCGCTTGTCTCCATTTGTAAAAGAACACAGTGTTAGCAAGGAAAGCTGGCGTGTCATTCAAGCGTTGGGTAAATACTATCGTTCCTATCCCGACCATGAGAGTGTTGATGTAGCAGAGTTTAAACGGTTTTTCTTCATGCTCCACACCAAGGACATGAAGGAAGCAAGTCACACAATTTATGAGAAGTTGTTCTCCAACATTGAAACAGAAGATGCGGATAGCATTGTTGTTGAGGATGTTCTTAAGAACTACATTACGAAAGACTACGCCACTCTCATTATGAATAAAGCCTTGGATGTTGTACACGATAAGGAGGAAGCCTCTCTTGAAGACATTGCAAACATGGTGCATCAATACAATCGAGAAATTGGAAGAAGCGTTTCCAAAGACGATCTCTTTGTTTCAACTGATTTGTCGTACATTCGTAAGGCTGTAGGGAGTAGTGGATTTAATTGGCGTCTCAACGAACTCAATGTCAGTCTTGGCCCCATTCGCCAAGGGGACTTCATCATCATTGCAGCACGTCCTGAAACTGGCAAGACAACAATGGTGGCTAGTGAGGTGAGTAATTTCGTAGGACAAATTACAGATGATCGTCCAGTTATTTGGGTGAATAATGAAGAGAGCAGTGATAAGGTGATGTATCGAATTGTGCAGAGTTATTTTGGTGTTACCAATGCAGAAATTGATGCAGACATTGCTCACTATGAAGAAGTGTTTAAGAGTATGGCCGGTGGGAAAGTGTTGGTGACAAATGACGACAAGGGAATGAACGATGTGAGGAAGCTGTCAGCATTGTTCGATGAATACAATCCATGCCTCATTGTGTTTGACCAGCTTGACAAAGTGAGTGGGTTTGGTAAGATGGAACGTGAAGACCTCCGCATTGGCAAGCTGTATGAGTGGGCACGAGAGTTGGCTAAGAAGTATGGCCCTGTCATTGCTGTTAGTCAGGTGGATGGTAGTGGTGAAAACCAACACTGGATTAACATGGCGCAACTACGTGGCAGTAAGACAGACAAGATTGGTGAGGCAGATGCCATTGTAACAATCGGTAAGGGAGAGCACGAATACACTCGCTACATTAACGTTCCTAAGAACAAGCTGTACGGTGGTGACAAGACAGACGAAACATTGCGTCATGGAAAGTTTGAAGTGACCATTGAACCCTCAATTGCACGATATGTGGGGACATACTAATGGACATTAGCAAATGTAGTGGGAATGGGTGCCCTATGTCTGTTAGTTGTTTACGAGTGTCTATGCCACCACATCCCTATACACAAACGTGGTTTGTACGACCACCTATTTTCAACAATCAATGTGAGCTATACATTTATGACGGCACTAATAATCGATCTGGAGACGACAATAAGGAGTCCCATCAGCATGCCAGCGAGTCCGTTCTGGCCGGACAATCGGATAGTGCTGGCCGGACTGAAGAACAGTGAGGTGTCTCTCATTGTTGAGGACAACCCGTTGGGAAAAGAAACTTTCCTCGCATGGTGGAAAGCGCATGATGTAGTGGTTGGCCACAACATTAAATTTGACCTACTCTACCTGCTTGTTAACAACTGGATTACTCAGAAAGAACTTGTTAGCAAAACAGTTTGGGACACACAGCTTGTTGAGTATTTGTTGTCTGGGCAACAGCACACCTACCCATCACTGGATGAATTGAGTGAGAAGTATGGTGGTGTTCTTAAGGATGATCGCATTAAGGAGTTTTGGAAAGCAGGTGTTCAAACAGAAGACATTCCCATTGACATGCTGGCAGACTATTTACAAGGAGACATTAACAACACACTACTCATTTACGAAGCACAACAACCACTAGTGTCTAAGAACAACATGTCACAACTTGTGACCAGCCAGTGTCGTGCTCTTGTTGCTACAACCATCATGGAACTCAATGGCATGCACATTGATGTTGGGTATGTTGAGAGGCAGAGTGAGGTGTTGAAGGAGCAAATTGATGTAGAGGAAGAACTACTATCATCATCTGTTGTTGGTGTTCTTCCTCCTGCCTATCCTTCTTGGCAGTGGAGTAGTCCTAAAGACGTTAGCTGTTTGTTGTTTGGTGGGAAGTATGTGGTTCGTGAGAAACACCTTGTAGGGAAGTATAAGAATGGAAAGGACAAGTTTAAAACTGTAGATGTTGAATATGTAGCTGATGGGCTTGGGTATGACCCAGTTAAGTGTGGTGCCTCTCCTACAAAGATGGGCTATTTCACTGTCGATGAGTCGGTTCTTAAGAACATCAAGGACAAACTAGGCATTGCAACATCCATTCTCAATTTACGCACTTGGAGTAAACAACGTGAAACCTACTATGAAAACATGCGCTCTCTTACGTTCCTCGACAACCGCATCCATCCCAACCTGCAACACTGCTCCACCAAAACAGGGCGGCTATCTTGTAACAAACCCAACATCCAAAACCAAACAGTTGAAGGAGGAATTAAAGCAGCCTACATTAGCAGGTGGGGAGATGAAGGACGCCTAGTTGATTTTGACTACAGCCAACTTGAAATGGCAGGGCTTGCAGCCATTGCAGACGACTCTCAGCTTGCTGATGACATTAACAATGGTGTTGACATGCACACAGAGTTGTTCAAAGGAATGTATGGCAGAGCATGCACCAAGGATGAGCGTAAGTGGTTTAAGCGATTGTCTTTTGGGCTGGTGTATGGTGCTGGCCCTAAAACATTGGCAGAGAATGCTGGTTGTAGTGTGGCAGAAGCTAAGAAATTCATCAAGGTGTTTTACAGCCGCTATAAGGGCGTAGGCGCGTTTCACGAATCAATTATGGAGGAGGCATCCAAGGGACGAACATTGTCGTCCAAACGCAGCATTAAGGGCCTTCCTGTAGGTGTGTACACCAAGATAATGCCCACAGGTCGTCGCTATGTGTTTACAGAGTATGACAACGATTGGAAAGGAGGTGTTAGCTTTAGCCCCACTGAGTTGAAGAATTGGCCTGTGCAGGGGTTTGCAACAGGTGATGTGGTTCCTCACATGGTGGGCCTTATAGTTGAGAAGTTGTACAAGAGTGGGTTGTCAGAGCATGTTGTTCCTGTAATGACTGTTCACGACTCAATTGTTTTCGACTGTAAGAAAGAAATACTTGACAAGTTTATCAAAGCGTGCTACACTATTCTTAAGAACACAACCGCCTTCATCAACCACTACTACAACATTGAGATGCCTGTTACACTTAGTGTTGGTTGTAGTGTAGGGAAGAACTGGCAAGACTTAGAAGAAGTCGAGCTATCTAAATATGGAGAGTAGAATGTTGACAGAAGAGCACCGCATCGCTAAACGTAAAGCATACGCAGCAAATCCAGAGAAGTATCGGAATAGACAGCGTGCTTATTCTATTGCGAATAAGAAAATGGGTATTAGTATATGAAATATGTTGAATGGGTGGAGCCTTGGGATTCTACAGATATTCCAGTCATTTGTAGAATGAGATTAAAACATATAGTTAGGGCACAAATTGATAGGCAACCCCTTTATGGCTCTTTCCATGAAAAAGCCATTGAAGATTTTATTGTTGTTAATTGGGGGAGAATAATTGAAAGAATAGATAATGAGCGAAGTGAAAATTGTAGCAGTAACAGTACCATTAAAAATGCCTCTACAGTCCAACCACGGAACAAAGCAGGACAACAGCTACAGTTTAGATAGGATAGACAACTCAAAAGGATACATTAGGGGAAACATAGAGGTAATTAGCCTCCTTGCCAATGTAATGAAGCGCAATGCAACACAAGAGCAGTTACTCAATTTTGCTACAGCCATTCTCGAAAGGAATAAACTATGACTTATACTATTGAACAGATTTCTACTAAAAGCGTAAAAACAAAATTTGGAGAGAAACCCACCTATTCGTTCAAGGCCAATGGCGAATGGTTTAAGTGTGGCTTTAAAAACCCCCGTGTCAATGCAGGTGATGTTGTTGAGTTTGACTTTACTGAGGGTGCCTATGGCAAAGATGTTAATATGGACTCATTTAAAAAATCTGGTGGTGGTGCTACTGCTCCTGCTGCTGCTCCCGCTCGCCCTGCTGGCGGTGGTGGTTTTGGTGGTCGTAGCAATGTGTTTCCGATTCCTCCTTTGGATGGGCAACGAGCTATTGTCCGGCAAAACTCGCTGACAAACGCTGTGCAGCTTATGAAGGACACTGTGGATAAGAAGCTGTCCTACGAGAAGCAAGCTGAAGCCATCATTGCAGTGGCACGCATGTTTGAAGCCTACAGTTGTGGCGATGCTGATTTGGCCGTAGCAAAGGCTAAAGTGGAGAAATCTACGGCTAAGAAGGTAGAGACACGTGATGAAGAGAGTGATAATGCGTTTGAGGGGGAATAAATGAATGTTTCCACTTTGGTTGATGACATTCATGCCATAGTGGGGAAGGCAGAGGGGCTTGCCACCTCGGCTTTTTCTACAAACATGGCGAATGCCTATGTGAAGCAAATGGGGAAACGTGAGCCACGTGAGCGTAAGCCCAAGACAATTTACTTCTCAGAACTTGGTGAAACTTGTTTGCGTCGTATGTGGTTTAAGCATCACACACCTGATGCTGGTGAAGACATCACCAGTGTGACACGCATTAAGTTTTTGTATGGGGACATGTTGGAAGAGTTGGTGTTGCAACTTGCACGTGATGCAGGGCATTGCGTGGAAGCCGAACAGAAGGAGGTGGAATATGTTAGCGGTGATTGGCGTGTTCGTGGTCGTATTGATGCTATCATTGATGGCAGCGTCGTGGACGTGAAGAGTGTTACAAAACAAAGCGAACGAAAATTCCATGACCACCTCACAGAAGACCCCTTCGGATATTTCGGACAACTCAACGGCTACGCCAATGTTCTTAAGAGCGACGAGATGGGATTCCTCACAATTCAAAAGGAACTCGGACACATTCACTATTTCCCGTTCTCTCCAGACGTTGATGCGTTTGAATACGGCCTCTCCAGAGCTATTGGAACACTGTCGAAAGATGCGCCACCAGAAGACGTAATGGAGGATGTGCCACAAAGTGCAACAAGTCCCAATCGTAAGCTGTGTACCACTTGTTCCTATTGTGCATTTAAGAAAACGTGCTACCCCTCTTTGCGTGGATTTGCCTATGCGGGTAGGGTTGAGTGGCTTACCGTGGTAGAAAAACTACCCAATGTTCCTGAAATTACGGAGGAAGCAAATGAAGAACAAGTTGATTAAACATGTGTTGGAGCAGTTTGATTGGGAGAAGACGCATAAGGCAATGGTGGCACTTGAGTGGGAGTGGCGTGGTGAAGGTGTTCCTAGCATTAGTCAACTTCAGAGCAGGGCAGTCGAACTACTAAACTTCGCATGCACAGAAGCAAAAACCTACCGTACAACCGCTCCAGACTACGTCGGGCCATTCACTGTAGGTACAGGTGGGTTTGAAGCACACGCATGGCTAACAGACGATGGGAAAATTGAGGGTGTTAGGCTGTCATTTATGGTGGCATCTTGGGATGAGTGGCGATGAAGAAAATTCTGATAATTCCTGACACACAGTGTAAACCCGGAGTACCTAATGCCCATCTTGGATGGCTTGGTAAATACATTGTGGACACTCGTCCTGACATCATTGTACATTTGGGGGATCATTTCGACCTACCTAGTCTCTCTAGCTATGACAAGGGAACTGCTGCTATCGAAGGGAAGAGAGTTGTTGCAGACATTGAAGCAGGTAGGGAAGCAATGAGGCTGTTGGAGAAGCCCATTATTAGCCTACAAGCTGCACAACGTAGGTATAAAAAGCCTATTTATAACCCACGTAAAGTGTTCCTAATGGGCAACCATGAGCAGCGTTTAGAGCGTTATGTCAACAGCAATCCAGAACTAATTGGAATGTTGTCGTATGACGACTTTGATTTGAAAGGATGGGAAACATATGACTATTTGCAAATTGTCAACATTGAAAACATTTTGTTTAGCCACTATTTTGCTAATCCAATGTCAGGTAGGCCATACACAGGTAGGGCTGCGTCCCTCTTACAACGAGTCGGAAAAAGTTTTGTTATGGGGCATCGACAAGAACTCGACTTCGCATGTAGGGAGTTGGTGGATGGGAGCAAACAGCTTGCCATCGTTGCCGGTGCATTCTATCAACATGACGAAGGATATAAGGGCTATCAGGGAAATAAACACTGGCGTGGTGTTGTCGTCTTGCATGAAGCCGCCGATGGTTGGGCTGACCCCATGTTTGTCTCCCTATCCTACCTTGAACGGAAATATGGAAAATGAAACCAAGTCAAGTTGGTGAGCAGCACAAAACACTGTTCGATCCTGAGTACAACTACGACCACAAGGTCGTGCAACAAAAGAAGCAGAAGGTGGAAAAGAAACGTGCAGAGAAGGAAATTGAGCGTTTCTTAAAGGAGGGGGAAGATGACTCCGAAGGAATTTGAAGAGTTGGCAAACATCTATCGAAGTAGGTTGGTTAGATATGCTGTGCATAAGCGGGGAGAAGAAGGAGAAGATGCAGTACAAGAGGCGTTCTTAAGAGCATTTGAACACCTAGATAAGTTTGACCACAGCGTAGCCTTCAACACATGGGTGTACACCATTGCTAAAAACATACTAATCAATTGGCAGAAGAAGAGTGCACCAGACATTGACAGCGACGTGGATGTGTTTGACTTAGCAGACGACACCACACCAGAGTTGTTAGCTAGTGGTAGGCAATATGCAGAACTGATGGAGCAACTAACACCAGCAGAGTATGATGCATTGCTAGACAAGATGGAAGGTGTTGTACCTCGCAATCGAACCAACTTAGTTAGAGCAAGGAGAAAGTTGAAATGAATACAGCAGACATGCAGGTGACACATCTCGACCACATGGGAGATGATTGGAGTGTTGTTAATGCAGCACGAGTGAGTTTTGATAAGGCTAGTAAGCCTGACGTTGTTGGCGTTCAGGAGTGGTTTGATGATGAAGGGAATGTCACCAATCGCAAATACATCATGCAGATGAGTGGGGCAGACAAAAAGCTGCTACGCTATTTGGCAACACACAATCATTGGAGTCCTTTCAGTCATGCCTTCGCATCTTTCCGCATTAAAGCCCCCGTCTTCGTAGCACGACAGCTTGTTAAGCATCAAGTGGGGTTGGCATGGAATGAAGTGAGTCGGCGTTATGTGGACAGTGAGCCTGAGTTTTATTTCCCGAATGAGTGGAGAGAGCGAGCGTACAATAAGAAGCAAGGTAGCGGAGATGGAGTGGTGGATTTGTCTCCCATTCAGGACATGGAAGTTGACATGAATTGTGTGCTGTTCCCTGAAGAAGTCGTAGAAAAGTGTCTTAATACGTATAGTGCCTTACTTGAGCTACAAGTGTGTCCTGAACAAGCACGCATGGTGTTGCCTCAAAACACTATGACGGAGTGGATTTGGAGTGGAAGTTTGTATGCTTTTGCTAGGGTGTGCAACTTGCGACTTGACAAGCATTCTCAACAAGAAACACAAATTGTGGCAAAAATGCTTGACAAAGAGATGAAAGTGTTGTATCCTGAGAGTTGGGCTGTTCTTGTTAAAGGAGACGAAGAATGAAACTAAAAGAGTGGGCACATGAGTATGGGGATGCGGTGTGGGACATTGCTGGTGAATGTACTCGTCAATATCTCATCGACTGTTATGAGCTACAAAAACATTGGGAAGGTGAGCCTGACAGTGACAAAATTTTGAAGGCACTGAAGCGCATCATCAAGTATGTTAGCACAACCGATCAGTGGAAGGAGTTTGAGAACAATGCACTTTGACACCTATCAAGCCAAGGCAATGAGTTTTCGTAAGGAGTCTGCTGACAATGTGTATGCCCTGTTGGGCCTCATGGAAGAAGCAGGGGAGGTTGCTGGCAAGTTTAGCAAGATGCGTCGAGATGGAAAAACAGACACGTTTGTAGAGGATGTTAAGAAAGAGTTGGGTGATGTGCTGTGGATGGTGGCTGCAATTGCAGCAGATTTGCAGCTACATTTATCGGACATAGCAGAGGCCAACATCGTCAAACTAGACAGTCGTAAACAACGTAATGCAATTGGAGGCAATGGTGACAATCGCTAAATACCCACACATGCAGGAGTTTAACAGCAATGGAACGAAAACCAAGAGTAAGAAAAACAGTTGGTGGGCAAAAGCCCCCTTCCACAATAATGTCAACAGTCGATCATTGGACAGACGGAAGGATGCGGGCATTCGTAACAAGCGCACTGAGGGCAGCGTTCAGGAAGTTTCCTAACAAGTTTGCTGCTCTTAAGAACGCATATGTTGGCAAGAGGAAAAACAAACGCACAAATAGGGAAGCATCACATTATGAATGTGCTAGTTGTGGCAAGTTTTTCCCTGCTACAGAAGTGGACGTAGACCACATTGATCCTGTGGTGAGTTTGTCTGAGGGGTTTGTCAATTGGGACACCTACATCAATCGTCTCTATTGTCCTGCATCCAACTTACAAATCTTGTGTAAGACGTGTCACAAGAAGAAAACAACTAGTGAAAGGGGTAAGCAATGTTTGACGAATACGACAGCAGAGAAGGAGACTTCCCCTCCCAAGAGGAAGCCCACTACTACTGGACGCTCACCAAGTTTGAGAAAATGTGTGAAGAAGAAGGAGTAGCTAGGGTGTTGTCCGATTTGGCACCGTTCATCAAGAAGAACATGGCTAAATGGTTTGAGGAGAACACATAATGATGTTCATTAGTGTGCACCTCATCACTGGGTTTATGGTGGGCATTGAGTTTGACTTTAAAGATGACTTGATGATTTTGGATTTAGGAATTGTACGACTAATTGTAGGAAAGGACGACGATGTATACCCCTGACAAATGGATTGTTGTCACATTGCGTAACCCCCACACTGGTGAACACATTGACAAGGTGTTAGCAGGTTGGTATGGTGGGTATTTGGGCAGCGATGAGTGGCGCATGAATAGTGGCATCAGCAACGTCGAGGAGCACGAAGACCACTACCTGTTTCACGGTTATTCTGGCAGTGTTTATAAGTGCTTTAAACACAGGTGGGGGACGACAGGGTGGACTGCATCAATTCTCTCCAATATACCAGAAGAGATTGTAGAGGCAACAAACAAATATGAGGTGGCTGAATGAGTGAATTTCGTAGCAATTTGGGTGAGAATGTTTTCCGCTTTAAGTATGCTCAAGGCCCGAATGATACGTGGGCCAATTTGTCTGAGCGACTTGTAGAGGATGTTTGTGGGACACGTGGGGGAACAACACATCCCATTATGACCAAGGAAGACCGTAAGCAATTGGCAGAATATGTTCGCACGTTTAAGTTTGTTCCCGGTGGGCGATACATTTATTATGCAGGTAGGCCCAACAGTTTCTTCAACAACTGCTATTTGCTTCGTGCAGAGGAAGACAGTCGTGAAGAGTGGGCAAACATTGCATGGAGGGCTACAAGCTGCTTGATGACTGGAGGTGGCATTGGTGTCGACTATTCTATTCTACGGCCTAAAGGAAAGCCTATTCGCCGTACTGGCGGCACGTCTAGTGGCCCTATTAGTCTTATGCATATGGTTAATGAAATTGGTCGAAATGTAATGCAAGGTGGTAGTAGGCGTTCAGCAATTTATGCCTCACTCAATTGGCAGCACGATGACATTCGTGATTTTCTTGTTGCTAAAAATTGGAGTGAAGAAATTCGTGCTCTTAAGAACACCGACTTCAATGCCGCTGCTCCGCTAGACATGACCAACATTAGTGTCAATTATGATGATGCGTGGCTCAACGCCGGAGAAGGTAGGCACCTGCACTCTACGTTCTACGACAACTGTCGACAGGCTATGGAGACAGGTGAACCGGGATTTAGTTTCAACTTTGGGGATAAGCAGAATGAAACTCTACGGAACGCATGCACTGAAGTTACATCAGAAGATGATAGCGACGTTTGCAATCTTGGAAGTGTCAATTTGGGCAATGTGGAAAGTTTGGACGAGTTTAAGGCCATCGTTTCTTTGGCAGCAAAATTCCTTGTTTGTGGAACGCTCCGAGCAGACCTCCCTTACGATAAAGTTTACCAAGTGCGGGAGCGCAATCGTAGACTTGGGCTTGGACTCATGGGAATCCACGAGTGGCTCCTCAAGCGAGGATATGAGTATGAAGTGACTCCCGAACTTCATCAATGGTTGATGGTGTATAAAGAAGAAAGTGAGGCATCTGCAAATGAACATTGTGATAGGCTCTTCATTAGTCACCCTGCTGCTTATCGAGCCATTGCCCCCACCGGCACTATTGGAATCTTGGCCGGAACGACAACTGGCATTGAGCCGCTATTCGCGGTTGCATACAAGCGGCGTTATCTTAAAGACGGAACCCGATGGCACTATGAGTATTGCGTGGATGCCACGGCAGAAATGCTAATTAAAGACGGAATAGCTCCAGAAAGGATACAGACAGCGTATGGACTCTCTACACAGTATGAACGAAGAATTGCTTTCCAAGCAGATGTGCAAGATTATGTCGATATGTCAATCTCAAGCACAATTAATCTCCCTGCTTGGGGGACAAAAGATAACAACGAAGCGAAAGTTGCGCATTTTGCAGAGACACTATCTCGATATGCTCCAAGACTTCGCGGATTTACATGCTATCCCGACGGAAGTCGTGGTGGACAACCTCTTACAGAAGTTGAATATGGGGAAGCCGTCAAGCACAAAGGAATAATTTACGAAGAAAACATAGACGCAGGTTGTAAGAGTGGTGTGTGTGGCATTTAATAAGGAGAACACAATGGAAGGCAAACTTAAGTTTCTGTACAACGACTACAATAGTGGGTTGGAAATTCAACATAATCACGATTTGGAACACGAGTCGTGGCCTACGCTGGTAGAACACTTCTTCTATTTCCTTCGTGGGTGTAGTTTTCCTCTCAACCACAAAGAGTGGGTGGAGCATTTTGCAGATGTGTTGAAAGATTGGGAGGAGGCAGAGAGTGACTATTCACCAACTAACCGGCGGCCTAGTGCTGGTGACGGGTGCTGACATGAAGCTACTGAACATTGTGGAGAAGCCCGATGGCAGTGCCATTACACAATGGGACATGTCCCAAGAGGAAGTGGCAATGTTGCTTGAATATGCGGTTGTAAACTTGTTGAAGGAGGCCATTGAAGGTGGAAGACTTAAACGTGCAGAAGGTGATGAAGATGTTGCACAACAGGAGTTTGGTTGGGCTAAATAAGTATGGCACAACAACAATGCGTACCGACCTAGACATTCTGGATTGGATACAGCATTTACAGGAGGAGCTTTGCGATGCTGCTGTCTATTGCGAAGCACTTAAAGGACGCATTAGGGAACAACAAGGAGATTGGAAATGACCTACACAATTAAACGCACAAATAAAAAACTGCCGAAGGTTCTTAAGAACACATTCAGCAGTTATGAAGAAGCACGTAATGCTGCTCGTCGATGGTTGTTGTCAATGTATGGACATCGACTACTATCATTAGAAGGATTCAGTGTACAGATGTTGCAACAATAGCAATGTAGTCTTTGTATGTGTAGTCGGGCGGGACATCTGAATCCCGCATAACAATGGGGGAGCACCAACACTCTTCGTTATTGTCGTCATGTGGCAAATCAACTTTGTCAACACGTCGATGAAACAAGGTGTATTGCTCCCCCTTCTCCAATTCCATTACAGGAATTGAAGGGTAGAGGAATTTAACCACCGGCTTTTTGCGAGCCACGTGTGTCTCCCCACTTAACCCCACCGAACACTGGTTCTTTCTTAGGCTGCTCCACCTTAGTGGCAGATTGTCGTGTGGCTTCCATGTCCTTCACAATGGCGTCAATGTATTGAGAAGGAACTCCCATCTTGCGCAATGATGCCTTGGCTGTTTCTGGCCCCATACGCATAATGTCTTCCTCAGTGAAGGAAGCACTGAAGGTGTCTCCTTGCTTGGCTGGCGAATAGGATTTTGTTTTTTCCAACACTTGTTGAGCCAATTCTTTCTTATCAATGCCACTTGCAGCACTAGCCAACTCCAACATCTTGTTGGCACGAGACACCAACCTAGCAGCATCTCCTGCTTGGTTCCATTTATTTCTTCCAACCTTAATGGTGAGATTGCCTGACGCATCAACTTGCATTTGATTGTTCTTAAGAACGGTTGCAAGACGTGCAGGATAGTGCACTTGTTCATCACCCATAAGCCACTGTTGCATACGATTGGCTACGTTGGTACGGATGAATTCAGCATTACCCTTATCCACCTTATCAATCTTCCCACTCCTGAAGAAGGCTAGGAAGCTGTCAATGGACGACTCTTTGTCGGACAGGTCTGGAGCGGTTTCACGTAAAGCCACCACATCCTTGTCTGACAAGTCTACAACATCCTTCTTAGCAGCCTGTGCAGCACGTTCCTCACGTAGCTTAACAGCAGCAATGGTGTCTGGATCAGTGGGATCAATTGGTTTGCCATCAACCACTTTCTCACCCTTAGCAAGTGCGTCAGCAGTGGTGGTGATTTTCTGAAGCCTATTGCCTTCCATCATAGCAGAAGACATCAGGTTGAAGTCACCAGACGCAACAGCAGTGCGTAGCTGGTCAAAATACACTACCATCTTACGCATGGGATTGGAAGGATCATTCTTGGTGCTTTCCAAAATCTCACGCCTACCGTTCTCATTCTTCATGCGATCAATCTCACTGCTAGTGAAACCAAACCCAATGAGTTTGTCCATCATTTGAGCATTGGCAAGAGCACCCTGTGCCTTGTCATTGGTGATTGAGGACATTGTACGCATGTGGGACAAAAACTCCCCTGTGTCCTTCGTAATACCATCAATGCGACTTCTAGCAAGTTTGTCTTGTTCGTCTAGGTGCTTAATCATGGCAGCTTGAGCAACGGGGTCTTTCACCGCATTGATGCGCTCAAGAGCCTGTGTTTTAAACTTGCTCCATGAGTTTTGCATCTCGGTGCGGTAGGTAGCCATTCCTTCAACGAGTTTGTCTGGAGGAAGTCCTTCCCAACTCTGTCCAGCAAACTTAATGTCCACACTGTGCATGGCTGCTTCTCTACCGATAGACACGGCATTGTTAACACCAATGGCTTGTCGTTCAGACACTACGCCCTCAGTCTTTGCGGCAGTTTCTAGTGCAACCAACCCTGCTTTCTGTCTCTCGTGGTTGTAGTAGGACAACACACTGTTCCATGCAGGGCCACTCTGTGTTTTAAATGCCTGTGCATAGTCGGCATCAGTGAATGCCCCCACAGTCTCGCCCTTCTCATTCACAATGGCCCTAAAGCCAGCAGGGATTGTTTTAGCCTGTTCCAGCAGACGTTTCTGCTCATCAGCAGCAGCATTGCCACTTTGAAAGGCACGCTGCATTTCGCTAATGTCCCAATTGCCTTGTCCACTAAACTCGTTGTAAGCAGCACGAATTGAGGCAGCAGCACCGGGATTGGCAGCAATGCGCTTACGCATGGCAGCAGCAAGTTCTGCTTGAGCACGTTCAGGAGTAATGGCATCGTTCTTAGCAGCGTCTACAATTTTCCCAAACTCTTCTTGAGCTTGTTTTTTATTACCTAGCGTAAGGGCGTCAACACCTCGCAGAGTTTCTTCTGCCTCAAACGCCTTCTTGCCTTGCCACGTAGGTGATTGCAGCCTCTCCATCACCTCTCTGGCTTCTTTAGCACTCTCTGTATATTGGTAGGTTTGGTAGGCAGTGGTACCCATTTCCCCTAGTGCCTTAATGGTGGCAGCATCACTCTCTCCCGCAATGCGGGCAGCAGTGCCCCTATGGGCACCCGCCTGTTCAATGAGTCCGAAGTTGGGAGCAACAGGAGTGTCTGCTTCGCCGATATTCCTAGCCATCCATCCAGCTTTTTCTTTAGCCATTTAGTTCTCCACACCATAGTTTTTAATTAGAGGGGCATCCTTAGCCTTAGCACCCTTGTCCAGTAGCTCAATGTATTTCTCAACAAGACGAGGCTTACCTGTTTCGCTATTACGTAGTGCCCAAATACGTTTGCGTTCTGCGTCGAAAGTGTCTTGCATTCCTACAGGGACACTCTTATACAGGGCAGCTTGTGCCTTCGTATATTCGTTAATGCGTTCATTATAAACACCCCCTGTCTCACGTAACAAGTCCACTCTAATTTCATCAAGACGCATATACTCCTTAGCAAAATCCTTAGTAGCATTGCGCAAGTCTTTCTCACTTGCCATCCACCTATACCAAGCAGTCACTTCAGCAGGAGGCATACCAACAGCTTGTGCAAATGTTTCAGGAGTTGTGGCATTAGCCATAATGGTGCCCTGATTGCTCACCATACGTCCCTGATTGTTCATTGCATAAACTGCCTTAGTGGCGTTGTTCCAGCTTGAGAAAGTGTTCTTAAGAACTTTGTTAGTGGCAGACAAGAACGCTTCTGGAGACAAATCACCTGTTGTGAACGGATCAGCCAAGTATTTTAGGCTACCAATTTTCTTAGGAATGGTGGCACTAGCACCCAAGGCGGCTTCCCACCATGCAGCATCGGAGTTTACAGCGGCCTCAAGAATTTCGTTATACCAGTTGAATGTACCTAGGCGCTTTCCTAAGCCTAGTTTCATTTCTTCACCAGTGAGTGCTTGAGACATTGCATCAGCCATCCATGCAAATCCACCCTCCACAATAGCCAACTTCTGTTCTTCAGACAGTTTTTGTCCAGTGGCCTGTTCATATCCACCTGCAATTTCGTCATAGAACATCATCAACCCGTTGCCAGCAGCACCATAGGCAAGGAGGTGGGCACCCATAATGCGGCTTGCTTCCCCACGTGTAAAGCCCCTACCTGCACCTTGTTGTAAGAAACTACTAATGATGTTGGCAGCAAGTTTGATGTTATATTGCAAATATTGAGCAGGAATACTCCACAACCCACGTTGGTAGAACGCAAGGTTGGCACGAGACATGTTCTGTGTTAGGTCGTCTGCACGTGCTAAAATGGCACCCATAGAGGCATTGGTTGTCCAATCAGCCCCTTTGTTAGCCACCATCCATTCCCTACGGGCAGTTTCAAACGCAGTGATACGAGCAGCTTCCTCACCTCTGTTGAAGAATGCAGCACCGCTACCAGACACCTTTCCAGCAACCCCATTGAACATATTGAATGCTCCAGCCTCTACGTTATGTAGGGAGGTTGCACCAATGCCATCAATGAGGCCACTACGACGAATGGATTTTACAACACTGACAAACTCATCTCCAGACAGTCCAGACGTGGTTGCCAATGTGCGCCAAACCTTCTCATTATCACTCATAAGGGCAGTGCGAATTACGGGCATAGACAATGCAGACTTCATGCCGTGAACTGGGCTGACGGCTACAATGTTCACCATTGCCTGACTCTGCACAATGAGTTGAGCAGGGTTGAATGCACCAAGCATGGTGTGGAAGTTGAAGCTACGGGCAAACTGAATTGGGTCAAAGCTGCGAATGGCATGTCCCAAATGCACAGGTTCGTCCATGAGCGGCAACTTAACATACTTGGTCAGGTGATTGAACGTAAGACGCCGCATGGTGGCTTCTATAGTGCGCTCACTAAGTGTTTGAGCACCCAGTTGTTGCAAAATGTATTTGCGCTGACTCTCAGCAAACTTAGCTGCATTGAGTCCACCAGTGTACATGCTTTGTGTAAAGTTGGCATCACTAATCACTTCAATTGGCCTACGTCCACGAACAAAGTCTACATCAATGGTGTCCTTAAAGGTGTTCCACCAAACATCCACCCACTTGTCTCTCCATTCTGCCACATTACGAATACGGCTAATGTTGGACAACTCCGATCCAAGTGCATCCATAGGAGACAGGGTGTTATCCACATGGTCGATGGATTCCAACTTAATGCCTCGTGCTCTACGTTCAAAATCGAATGAATCGGACGCAGCTTTAGTTAGGGACGTAATGTAGTTGTCACTATCTCTGTCATAGTGGTGATTGAAACTGCCCACTTTATAGTTGTCCCACTCACCATCTTGAATGCTCTTAAGAACTTTAGAAGCATCTTCCCACTGCCCCACTTGTTCTTCAATGTAGCGCAAACTAACCGCAGAAGGATTGCCCTTCACTTGTTTTAGAATGTTGTTCATTCCCTCAGACCACTTCACCATGTCCCTACCACTATTGGACGTGCGCATGTGAAGAGTGTCCTCCACCATCTCTCCGTTCACCTTCTTACTAACCACCACCCTACCAAAGTAGTCTTGGTTGTAAATACGACGATAGGAGCCGGGAAGCATTGGGAGTTGTTGTACCCAACCACCAATTTTAACATCGTCTCCCGTTCTTAAGAACATGGTGGCATCTTCTCCACCAACATCAATGGCATTGCGGGTACGGAACAAATTGGACTCACTACCTTTTAGAGTGTCCCATTGTCCAGTGGAGATGTTGTATGCCTTCTTACCGACATATTGTGTAGCGTTTAGTTGTGACACTGGGGTTGTAATTGTTTTACCACCAACACTAACATATCCCTGACTCCATCCATCACGAGACAGTTGTTTAACAATGTGTTGGTTTTTAATGCGTAGGCTAATGTTTTCTAAGGTACGGAAAGCATAGTAGGCAACCTTTTCTTTGTCACTCTTAATGCCACGAGCAAACAACTCCATGTCATTAAATTCCTTACCTACAGTGTCTCCTTCCATTAGCACCTTATTCACCTTCTGAAACTCAGCCTTGTTGAGCTTACCGATGGTGGTGGAGATGTAATTGGACAGCAGCTTCTTATCACGCTGTTCTTGCAACAGCGCTACAAATCGCTCATGCATACTCTCCATAGAGGCTTGGTGCTTAGGATCAAGACCACCGCCATACCGTGTTGCAATGTCTTCTGCACTGTGCATCTGACGAGACGACGGAGCTAGATGGACATAGTAGCCATGAGATAGAGTGGAGGATGCGGCAGCACCTCTAACATTTTCAAAGTCTGCTTCAGTGAGTAGTTTCTTATCAGCCAGTTGCTTGAAGTAGGTGCGTTGTCCTTCAGTAGCATTATCCACCAGTTTCATGGTGTTTTCTATAACGACATCTAGTGCAGACGCTTCAGCACCTTCTTTAACACCCAACATCTTACGCCATGTGTTTACAAGTGCGTCCCACACAGTCCTCACCTTACCACCGAGCATCTCCAACACAGTGTCGTCTTTAATGATGCGACCAATTGGAATGTTCTTAAGAACACGAGCAAAGTCTTTGTTGGTTGTGGCTTCTGCAATCATCTCATGGATGTTGGTGAATCCATAATATTTGGCAAAGTCCTTGTGTTCTGAGAGTGCGGCAGCGTCCAACCCAAGGCCACGAATATCATCAATGGAGTGCTTGCCGTCCATAAACGCGAGCTTGATGTTGCTGTTGGCAAGTGCCTTATACACCTTATCCAACGCCTTAACAGCAAAGCGTTGTTCTGGAGACACATGTACTGCGCTAATTGATGCTTTACCAACTTTCTTACCTGCCAACAACACTGCATCAATAATTTGGCTAGTAGCACTGTGTAAAATTTCATGTACAACTGTGGCTTCAGACGGGATACGTCGTACAGCATCAATGCCAATGGTGTCTTCCAAATAGCGGTAGAGTCCTGCCACCTTGCTACCAGCAGCTTTCTTTTCAAAGTCGCTAATGCTAGTTATAGGAACAGCATCCAAATTGAGTTGCTTGTTGTTGAGGAGTCTTTCAGCCAGTCCTTTCATTGCGTCGTTCTTAGACGACGATTGGATGGCATACAATGCTTCCCTAGCCGTACCCCCCGTTGAAACAACATTCGCCAACTCTGCGTTCTCAACTTTAACGCGAGCAAACGCCGACTCAGGAATGTAGTCATCCACATCATCAATCGAGATGAGTGGGCGAGAAGGGGAGTTAGTGGGCTTAACTTCTAGTTTCCAACCAGTTTCTTTCTCCAACCTATCTGCAAAGGCACGTGCAGTTTCCTCACTGGTGAAAGGAGCAGCCCTACCCGGATGTTGTAAAATTAGTTCACCTGTTGCCGAATCATATTTGGCAATTGAGGTGGGAGCCTGTTCAAAGTGATGGGCTACAAATGTACGCACATCCTGAAGCTGTTTGTCTCCGGTTAGAGCAATACGACTGTCAAGGTCTTCCAACAACTTCTTCGTGTTCTCCATGAGGATTTTTTGAACACTGCCAGCAGTTCCACTCACTCCTTCAGGAATTATTTGTTCAAAGTTGTTAGACAAACTCCACTCAATTTGTTGTGCTTCAGGCACATTGAGGGTGTTCTTACCAGCCGCAATGTCAGAGGCCACTTGCCTTCCAACAGCATCTCCACCAGCAGCAACTTCCAAACTCTTGGCAGGACTACCCACATACTTAACATATTTGAGAGCACCAATAACATCACCTGCAACACCGATGCCATCCAACCAATCACGTGTACGAGCACTGATGTCTAGGCCGGGAGCACTATGTACGCCTACATGCAAACTTGCAGCATTACCTGCTGCAAACACCTTCCCTAGAAATGGAATGCGATCACTATTGGCAATGATGTCGTCCAACACTTTGCTGTCAATTGCAAGTGCTTGCTCAGTTGGCAATGTGGCTAACAGCCTATTGTATTTCTCCAGAGTGTCCGTAATGCCCCACACTTCTTTGGCGTCTATGCCAGTGTGCTTCTTAATGGCATCTCTAAATGCTTTCTGATCGGCAATTGCGTTCACAGACAGTGCTGCACCAGCAGCCAAACCCAACAAGGGGTTTGCAACACCAGCCAAAATCACACCACCAACAGCAGCCACCAAACTACCCACAGCCTCAGTGGTGCTTACAGCACTCCCATACTTGGCCTTAACACGCTGTTCCAACAATATGGCCCTAGCAGCGTTGTGTCCCTGTTCCTTAGCCACTTTAGCCAAATGCTCAATTGAGTTGTTCTCAACAGCAGAGGGAGTGGCAGTGGCAGTGTTTTCAACAGCCTTGGTGGTGACAATGGACATTGCTTTAGCAGCACTAATGTTTTTAGCCAATTGTTCTTGTTGTTTGTAGGCTTCAACAAACATTGCTGACAAATCAACATTGCCAGAAGATGTGGCACTGCCAAAATCGTTCTTAAGAGCACGCAACTCCGATTGAACAATGCCTTGTGCCAAATCAGTGGTGGCCCCACTAGGACTAACATACCTACTCATGCTTTGGGCAACATACTCAGGAGGAGCAGCAAAGTCCATCGCTGCATACGAATAGGCCACCATCTCAGGGGTGGTTTCTACAATGGGAAAGGCTTCCTGACTAATGGTGGGCTGTGTTTTGTCCACAAGTTGTTCGTCCAAACTAAACGACTGAATGTCGGCAACACCAACATCAATAGGATTGGTGGCAACAACTTGTCCTTCAGGAATGGGCACCTCTGGTGCCTGAGACAGAGTGGTGTTTTCCATTAGTTCTTAGACCACCCAGAAGAGTCTACAACAGGTCGATAGTTGTCTGCTTTAGCACCACCAAACGCACTAAATCCACCAGCCTGACTGAAGATGGTGCCACCAAGAGCACTGAAGGCTTGTGCCCTAGCCATGTCTCCTTGTGCTAGTCCGTAGGCTAGTTGGGCTTGTCCCATCATCTGACTCCCTTGCCCATAGGCAGTTTGAGTGTCAGCAATGTCCGACATATAATTGAGGTTGCCAGCCATTTGGCTTTGTGTTGAACCAACACCGCCCTGAACACCGCTGGAGAACAGCGTGCCACTACCTGCC